CAGGTACTGGTATCCTACGCCCTGAACAGGCAAAACGATTTATCGATTATGTTTGGGACGCAACCACACTTGCACAGGACGGTCGCAGAGTTACAATGAGAGCAAACACAATGGAATTGGAGAAGATTAACGTGGGAGACCGTGTTATTCGTGCTGCAAGCCAGGGTGTTTCAACTTATACCAACACTGGTGCTACCTTCTCTAAGGTTGAACTAACTACCAAGAAGATTCGTCTAGACTGGGAAGTCTCTGCAGAGTCACTCGAAGATAACATCGAGGGTGCCGCTCTAGAGGACCACTTAGTTCGTCTAATGACTAATGCTTTCGGTAACGACATCGAAGACCTAGCCATTAATGGTGATGGTTCAACAGGTTCGTTCCTAAGCATTATGAATGGATTCATTAACTTGGAAAAGACTAGTCCAAACACAACTGGTAACAACCCTGGAAGTGCACACGAAGTTATCAACTCAACTCTAGTTGGGTCTAACGTAGCGTTCACTGATTGGACAACTGAAAGACTACAAGCACTTATCTTGGCTATGCCTCGCAGATACCGTGCCATCACAAATGGACTAAAGTTCTATGCTGGTACAGACACATTTGCTAACATCGTTAAGAACAATGCTACAGTCTACTCAACCATTGGTTCTACCGAAAACACTCGTAATGAGTTCATCGGTGGTGCAAACCAAACCTTTGGTGGAGCACGTCAAACTCGTGTTCTAGGTGTACCTGTTCTTGAAGTTCCTTACTACCCTGCAGGATTCGTTGACCTAACGTTCCCACAGAACCGTATTTGGGGCTTCCAGAGAGATATCACTGTAAACCGTTTCTATGTACCAAAGAAGGACACTGTAGAGTATACAGTATTCGTTCGCTTTGGAATTGCATGGGAAGAGTTGGATGCAGTTGCATTCGCAGACACAACAACAGACTAATTCTGTTTAGTGTTACCCTTTGAATGGGGGTAGGGATTGAGTTCTCTACCCCCTTTCTATATTTATCTGGTATAATTAAAATAAATCTAAGGAGGATTTATCATGGCTGAAATAAAAAACACACCTATCTCAAAACCTGTTGTTGAAGACGCAGTTGCAGAAACAGTAACAGAAGTAGTTGATGAAAAGGTTATTGTAACACCAGAACTTAAGAAAGACGTTCCTACATTGGGATTCAATGAAGATGGCGTAATGGGTTCAACAACTACAAATGCTGGAAAAGCAAAGGTAGAAAAGATTGAGGTTGTAGAATCAACAACTACAAAAGTTGCACTATTCTCAACACGCAACGTATATGCAGACGGATTTGGAAAAATTAATGTTGGCTACAACATTGTTCCAAAAAAGTATGTAGACTTTTGGACAGCACAAAAAGGCATTCGCCTATGTACTCCAGAAGAAGTAGCGGAGGCATTCGCCTAAATGGAAGTCTTGAGGGTTCCACCATATCCAATTACAACTAAGTGGGATGTGCCAGCAGCAAATACTTCATATTCTGTTTATGTAGAAGATTTGGTGGACCACTCATATGAAAATTCTACACTTACCTCAGATGCAAACAAACAAATATCATATGTCTTACCACGTTCAAAAGTACAGTTTGACCGTGAGTTTCTGTTTAAGGTAACTGATTCAAGTGGAGAAGTTGTTTTAGACGATAACCTAAGCATATATCGTCCATATGTTAATCCAAATACTTTAGCAACTACAGCAGATGAAATTGCTGAATATAAGAAATGGGAAATTATTGCAAGGTCAATTATGGATGGATACATCTTAGACCATTCTGCAAATGGAGATGCTTTCTATAATCACAAACTAGTTATTGTAAAAGAAGGGCAAGGTGGAGACTACTTTCCAATTTGGCACAATGTTAACAAAGTTTTAAAAGTATATGAGAATAACGTTCTTACTTATAATGGAGAAGATGTTGCCATTACTCTTGCAACACAAACACCAACAATCTCATCTGGAACCGTAACCCTAACAAGTGCAATTGCTCACGGATATGAAGTAGGAGATGTAGTTACAATTTCTACAGTTGTTCCAACAGGATACCGTGGAACTTTTATTGTCACAGCAGTTCCAACAACCACATCTTTTAGTTTTGCAAACTCAACAACAGGAAACATATCTACTGCTGGAACAGTTTTAAGAATCTGGGAATACGAATACAAAACATTGCTAGATAATTCTGCTATTGCTAGGGTAGAGGCAAATGGTCTATATAATAGAAACGAATCTACTCCACTAAGGCTTCCAGCAGCATCTGGAGACCTTGGCGTATACTCTGGAGCAATCAGTGGCTATGTTGCCTTTCCAGAAGGAAGCGACTTTACTTTTATTGTAGATGCTGGATACAAAACTATTCCACCAGATGTTGAAAGGGCTGCAACAATTCTTATTGAGGAATTAAAATGTGGTTCAAACGACTACTACAAACGATTTGTCACACAATATAGTACAGACCAATTCGATATTAAATTTGCTCCACAATTTTTGGAGGGAACTGGCAACATGCTTGTTGATAAGATTCTTAACAACTATAAAGGCAATGTCTTCAAGCCAGCAATACTATAATGATATGCGAAACTACAGACTTTGTTTACCCACTACTTGCTGATATCTATTATCCTATAGTTGAACAGGGAGCATATGGAAATCTTAAAAGGCAATGGGTTTTGGATAGAACAGTTGCATGTTTTTTTAATCCAGCAGGTAGAAAATTTAAACAAGATGTTGTTATCAATCCAAGCATTACAATAGACAATTCTGTTGTTGGTAGAGTAAGAAACGACATTACTGAAAATAATGGCAACGAACTGTATTCTATAACTAACATTATAATTACAAATATTAGAGATAAGACTGGCAACATGATTTACAATGAATCTGCTGGACCAAGAAAAGGTCAGGCTACAATTTTTGAAATATCTACATCAAATCCTATAGTTGGTCCTTTTGGAAAAGTAGACTATTACAAACTTGTTATTGCTCGTTCCGACAATCAGGCGGTAGACCTATGATTTCAATACAATTTGATGATAGAACATTTTTTAAAGAAATGCTTAATGTGGCACAGTATTCAGAAGGATTTCTAGAAGGAATACAAGATGGAAAATCAGAATTTGCAAAATCTATAGGTAGAGACGCAATTGAAATTTTTAAAGATTTTGTTGACCAGAATGCAAGAGCAGACGAAAGAATGTATCATCACATCTATGAATGGTATCAGAATGGTTCTCCAGAAGCAAGGCTATTCGATGTTGAATATGTAGAGTCAAATGGTGGACTAACTTTTAATGGAGTTCTTAGTCAATCAAAAACTTTGCAAAGCGGTTCTACTACACCATTTTATAATAAGGCAGAAATAATGGAAAATGGTATTCCAGTAACTATCAAACCAACTAGAGCAAAAGTGCTTTCTTTTAATATTGAGGGAGAGCAGGTATTTACTCCTAACGCTGTGGATATTCAAAATCCTGGAGGAACTCATCAACTGCATGCCTTTGAACATATTTTTGACCTATTCTTTAAACAACATTTTACCCAATCTGTGTTAGAATTAACAGGAATAAAAGAATATTTGCAAAATCCAAAAGCATATAAAAACAATCTTCATTCTGCTAAAACTGGTGGAAAATCAAAAGGCGAAGAAGTTGGGTATAATTGGATTGTTAATGCAGGAGGTTTAAGTGTCTAGAAAATCAATTTTAAATACCCCAGTTTTGTGGGTTAATGCATATTTACAAGAAAAACTACAAGACCTTGGTTTTGAAAGTGTTCCATTTTTTCCAACAATCCCATCTACAATAAACAACCTGACAGAGTATTTTCCATCTAGTGGTATTATGGCAACATATGACAGAATGATTAGAATGCGTAGGATTCCATTTCCACACATCAAATGCGAGCAATTATTGTATTATTTTTATGCAACAGCAGAAAACTCTATTATTAACATGGTTAAAATAACAGAACAGACTATGCGTTTAATGGATAGAGAAGATGAAACAGCAGAAGAATTAAATGATTGGTGCAGAATAAAAGGCTCAATTTTGGTAGAGGGAGAAACTTTAGAACCAAATTTTAGATTTCACAATTTCAAGGTATTCCAATTACAAGAAACTAGAGATGTGATTGACTTTGGAACAGCAAGAACCTATGCTGGAAACAAAATAATTATCTATTATGACTATACAATCATAGAAAGTTAGAACATTTAAAAAACCCTGCTATACTTATATAGAGGAAACAAACGCCTATTATTCTATAAAAGAAAAAGAGGTGAAAAAATATGGCATATTCAAGAGGCACAAACGCCAACATTATCGTTGGTGCAGCCGCACTATTCTTGTCAAAACCTGACAAGACTTTTACTAGCACAACCAACGTAACTAACCTACCAGCATTTGTAGCAGGTACTTCATTCCGTGAAACACTATCTGCTAATGGTAATGTTACTAACGTTGGTTATACAAACAATGGTTTGGAAATTACTTTCAATCCAACATTTGGTGATGTAATGGTAGACCAGTTGCTAGACGTTGCAAAACTCTACAAATCAGGTATGCAGGTTACTCTAAAGACTTCATTTGCTGAAGCAACTTTGGAAAACTTGCTAGTATCTATCGGTCAAAAGGGTGCAGTTAATGCTTACACATCTACTGGAGTAACTTACTCTGGTACAGTTGTAACAACTGCTCCACAGACCAATATTGAAAGTGATACAACATCTGCTCACGGTACATACATTGAACTACTATCTGGAGATTTGGGTGATTACCCAGTTGAAAGAAGTCTAATTGCTGTTGGTCCTGGAACAGGAACAGCATTTGCATTTGGTGGTACTACATCAGACCAGAAGGAACGTGTATACATTGCATATCGTGCTGTTTCAATCAGCAACGTTACTGTATCCGCAAAGCGTGACGCTGCTACTACATTCGATGTAGAGTTCCGTCTACTTCCAGATGACGTAGGGGCTTACGGTAAAATCGTAGACCGCACATTCTAAAACTAAATAACAACTAAATATCGTTGAGACTGCCCTGGGGATTCCTGGGGCAGTTTCTTTTGGTATACTTATATAATGCCTACAAAAATATATGACTCAGCAATTATTCACACTATAGATGGATTAGAGATAGAGATATCTCCATTAAAGATTAAATACCTCACAGAATTTATGGATGTCTTTCAATCCGTAAAAGAATCACAAACAAATGATGAATCAATCGAGCACCTAGTTAAATGCTCTTTGATTGCAATGAAACAATATCTTCCAGAAATTAAAACAGTAGAAGATTTTGAAAACAACTTTGACATGAAGACTCTTTATATTATTTTAGATATTGGTGCAGGAGTAAAACTT